TAAGAAAGCTATGGAGTTCGATAAGCTAACCAAGAAAGTAGCTCCGAAGAAGAAAGCAGTCAAGAAAGTCCCCAAAGTACAAAAAGCCGGAAGAGGAACATCGAAGGAAGATACAGCTGCTGAAGCACTAAAAGCAAAGCGTACACGGTTGAGGAAGTCTGGTAAGCAAAAAGATGCCGCTTCCTTATTTTATGATATGCTTTAAGGAGATATTGAAATGCCTACAAATTTCAGTACATACGATGCAACAGCGATTCGTGAGGATTTGTCTGATGTAATCTATGATATTTCCCCTACTGATACTCCATTCCTATCGAGCATCGCAGGTAAAGGCTCTGTTTCTAACACTTATTTTGAGTGGCAGACAGATGCCCTAACCGCTGCTTCTGGAACTAACTATCACGTGGAGGGAGCTGCTGTGGGTGCTGCGACTACTACTGCTACAACTAGATTGGGTAACTATACTCAAATTAGTAAGAAGGTGGTTGAAGTCACTGGTACTCAGGAGACAGTGAACAATGCCGGTAAGAAGTCTGAAATGGCACACCAACTCGCAAAAGCCTCGAAAGAGGTGAAGCGAGATATGGAGACTTCACTATTAGCTAACAACGCAGCTGTGGCAGGTAACGCCTCTACAGCACGTGAAACCAAAGGAGCTGGTGCTTTCATTACGACTAACGTAACTGATGCTGGTACTACTGGTACTCACGCTGCGGTTGTTGAAGCTGATATAACTGCTGTTGCAGAATCTACTTGGAATGCTGGTGGCGAGCCATCAACAATCCTTCTAGGTGCTACCAACAAAAAGTTGATTACAGCAATGTCTGGTCGTGCCGATGCGGTACGCTCAGTGTCAGATGACAATATGTCAATCTACAATGCAGTTGATGTTTATGTATCAGATTTTGGTACATTCAACATTACGCTAGACCGTTTCTGTGACCAAGACCTTGTATACTTCCTAGACCACGATATGTGGTCAGTAGAGTATCTTCGTGATTTCCAAACTGTGGATATTGCGAAAGAAGGTGACTCAGACAAGAAGATGCTTCTTGTAGAGTTTGGTCTACGCTGTGGCAACGAAGCAGCTAATGGAGCAATCCGTTACACTACTGGTTAATAGCTAACCTAAATACCACCCTAGGAAACTGGGGTGGTTATATTTATGGCAGTAAAATCTAAACTAATTCAAAACGCAGACGGAACTTTAACTCTAGCCAGTGGTCAAGCTGACAAGGCAGTAAAGAAAATTTCAGAATTAAACAGCACTGACAGGTTCACTGCTGGAAGAAACAAGTATAAAGGGGACTCTCAGTTCTCGCATCGTGTTGCTAGAATACCTCTTATTGTAGTTGAGCAGATGATGAGAGATAAGGTTTGGGGAAACCAAGAAAGGATGAGAGAGTGGCTGAATCATCCAGATAACGCTGCTTGGCGTACTACTAAAGGAAAAGTATAATGGCACTAGGCACATTCACAGAATTAAAAGATGCAGTAGCGGACTGGCTGGATAGGTCAGATTTGACAGACAGAATACCGGACTTCATAACACTAGCAGAAGCTAGGCTCAATAGGGATTTACGCATACGCCCTATGGAAGTAAGAAGTACGATGGAAACCACAGCTAGTCAGAGATATTTTAATCTCCCCGGTGGTTATATACAAATGCGTAATATACAAATTAATACGAACCCCATCACACCTCTCGAATATATAACACCAGAGATGTTGGATAGGTTATACGGAAGTGATACGACTGGTAAGCCAAAGGCTTATACATTAATAGGTGACGAAATACAACTAGCACCTATACCAGATTCTGACTACACAGTCGAGATGGCTTTCTATGAGAAGTTTACAGCATTAGGTGATGGTACTTCTGGTACTGTAACAACAAATTGGCTTACGACAAACGCACCAGATGTATTATTATATGGTGCATTATTAGAGGCAGAGCCTTTCATCAAGAATGATGAGAGGATTGGTCTTTGGTTAAACGCATATAATGGTGCGGTAAAGAAAATACAGGATGCAGATTCCAGAGACAGACATTCCGGTTCAGCGATGAGAGTACGTAATATATACTCTGGAGTTGAAGGCTAGTGGCTATAAGCACTTGGTCGGCAGATTCATCAGTATGGTCTGGTAATTCCTATATATGGGATAACAGTACATACGCAGCAACTGCAACGCTTGGTGGCAACAGCACACTAGCATCAACGCAGACAGCTATGTTTCCAGTAACAGCTTCGATGACTCAGATTATATTTTCTGAGTTGAATGAAGAAGATACTATATTCCCAAGGTCGTTGTCTATGGGTATGACTGCTGGAATGACAGGCACAGGACTTTTAGCTATGCCAGTTACTGCAACAATGGCAGGCACAAGCGATATGAAGAACAACGTGAACTTTCCAGAGAGTGCTACACTAAGTATGAATAGCTCTACTTCAAGTGAAAACAATTTCTTATGGAATGATATAGAGGAAGACGAGGATACACTTTGGACAAAAATAAGTGACCCAGATAATTAACAATAGGAGCAAACAATGGCATTAGGTAATGTAAACATCGGGCTGGCTAACTTTTGGAAAGTTACTTGTCTCGATAAAGATGGCAACATCAAATGGGAAGAGGATAACAAGAATATAATTGTGACAGCAGGTCTGAACCATATTCTTGATACACAATTTCACGCAACAACTCAAGTTACTACTTGGTATATAGGACTTAAAGGTGCTGGTACTCCAGTAGCTGCCGATACTATGTCTTCACATTCTAGTTGGGCAGAACTTACTGACTATTCTGGAAACAGAAAAGAGTGGACAGAAGGAGCATCTTCATCCGGCAGTATGACTAATGGTTCTAGCGTGGACTTTACAATTAACGCAACAGCGACAGTAGCTGGTGCTTTCTTAAACACCGCAGCAACAGGAACAGCAGGTACACTATATGGTGTAGTTGACTTTAGTTCTTCTCGTGCAGTAATCTCTGGTGACACACTACAGGTAACAGTAACAGTAACAGCTGCTTCAGCATAAAGGAGTAGAGAATGGCTTTAGAGGACTTAACAGGTACTAAATACCTTGATGACCTTAATTCGTCAAACCCGGCAGCTGGAGATAATGTCTCTGAGGGTGATGACCATATACGAGGTATTAAGAATGTACTTAAACTTACATTCCCGAATGTAGATGCTGCTGTAAATGCTACGCCCACGGAACTTAATTATGTAGATGGTGTGACCTCTGCTATACAGACACAGCTGGATGCCAAGGTATCAAATGCTACACATACTGGGGATGTAACAGGTAGTGGTGCTCTGACTATCGCAGCTGGTGCTGTAGATATTGCAATGATGAGTGCTACAGGTACAGCATCAAGCACTACTTACCTTAGAGGTGACAATGCTTGGTCTACAGTAGATGCACTACCTTCACAGACAGGACACGCTGGCAAATATTTAACGACAGATGCTTCAAGTGCAAGTTGGGCAACATTAGATACAGATGCCAACACAACAACCAAGGGCTTATATGAGCACGAACACACGATTGATGCAAACTACTCTATTGCGAGTGGTTCAAATGCTTTAAGTGCTGGTCCGATTACAGTTGCTTCGGGATATTCAGTAACAGTACCTACTGGTAGCACTTGGGTAATAGTATAGGAGTAAAGTAAATGGCTAAAGTAAAAATTCAAGGACACGCTTCAGGAACAGGTATTCTGACAGTTACTGCTCCTAATACGAGTACGGATAGAACGATAACACTTCCAGATGCCACAGGCACACTACTGAATAGTGATGGTGATGGTTCTTCTTTGACAGGCGTTGCTGATGCAACCAAGTTACCACTAGCTGGTGGTACTGTAACAGGTGCTACAAATTTTGATACTACTGCACAAAATCAGAATCTAGTAGTAAGAGAAACAAACGATGGTAATAGTAATACTGGCATACAGATTCAAAAGAAACACGCTACATTGCACCCTGCTGGCTATTACTATGGACACATAAAATTTGAGGGTTGGGATGGTGACCAATATCGAAGGGCGGGAGTAATTGAATGTATTGCTGATGGTACTCCAGCAAATGATAATATGCCCGGTAAGTTAGTATTTTCTACTAATTCTGGTACTACTACTCAGACTACAAGATTAACACTAACAGCAGATGGCAGAGGCTTGTCGCAATTTACTGCGAAGGCTTGGATTAACTTTAATGGTACTGGTACTATTGCTATTAATGATAGTCATAATATATCTAGCATTACTGATAATGGTACGGGTGATTACACAGTTACTTATTCAAATGCTATGGGTAATACTAATTATTCTTTTGCTTTAAGTGCAGAAGCAAAAGGTTCGTCAGCGGATGATGTAATAAGTATCAATAAAACAACCGCTGCTCAATCAGCATCTGCTATAGCACTTTGGACAGTACGAGTAGTACACGGTACAAGCACAAATGTTGATTATGATAGCACTACAGTATGCGTACAAGTATTTGGAGATTAAGATATGAATATAATTTATGACAATAGTGGAACATTAGCTGTATTAGTTCCAGCACCTAAATTTCTAGCACAGCTAACAGGTACTGATGAAGAAAAACTTATTTATGTTGCTAACAAAGACTTACCTACAGGAACTAAGTACGAGATTACAGATGCTGATTTATCAGACAGAAGTTTCAGAAATGCTTGGGAATATACTGCTGGTGCTAGTGAAAAGACTTCAGCAGACTTGAGTTTAGAAGACCAGTTGAAATATAATATGATTACACAGGAGTATTACGATGCCAATGCAGGTTAATTTTAGTAAGGCTCAAGACATAACCAAGGACAGACTTAGAGTAGACAGGACATCTCTCTTGGAAGCACAAGATGTCTTGTTTATGAGAGCACAGGAAGCTGGTTCAGATACATCGGCAATCGTTACAGAGAAGCAGAGGCTACGAGATATAACCAATCAAGTGGATAGTATGACTACCCTTGACCAACTTAAAGGAGCATCAGTCTAATGGCAATAGTAATTAACGGAAGTGGAACAGTAACTGGCATATCAGTCGGTGGATTGCCAGATGGAATAGTCGATGCTGGTACAGTCGCAGCAGATGTAGCAACTCAAGCAGAGTTAGATACTTCTAATAGTGATTTATTATCAATAAAAAATGATGTATCAACCTTAGCATTACACTCTGCAATAGCAGATAACAAGGCTGCTTACAATCTTCCTAACTCTTTTATAGACCAGTTTGAAGATGACACAGGAATTGGAACGGAAACGGATGGCGATAGAAATGCTAGTGAATATTGGGATACTGTTACTCCTGCTGCTGGAACAAACAGTAATACAAAAATACTGCTTAATATGGATGACACTTCTTTAACTGACAGTTCTGGAACATCTACAACAACTACAGTTACTGGTATGACCAGAAGTTCTGCTCAATCCAAATTTGGTGGTTATTCGGCTTTGTCTGATGGAAGTGAATATATTACATTTGCTAATGTACCTACTTGGCAAGCAGAAGCGACCCTATTCGGATTTGATTTTTGGTGGAGACCGACAATTCTGGCATCATCACCTTCACACCAATCATTTATGAATGGAGTGAATGATGGTCAATGGTTAGGATTTGCTTGGAAAGCGTCAACTGGTGCACTTGTGCTACGCGTACCATCAGCAGTAGGTGGTTGGCAAAATTCAACTTCTGCTAATGATGGGTCAAAAACTAATTTTGCTATTAACACTTGGTATCACATAGCACTAGTTAAAACTTCAGCTACAAATATTAAATGGTATGTTGATGGTGTTCAAGATGGTTCAGTTACAATAATAAATGCTGCTATTAGTTGTACTGGTCAGCCAAGAATAGGTGAATGGGGTGGAGGTCAAGGTTGGCACATTGATGGATATTTAGACCAATATCGTGTGCAAATTGGAGAAAATCCAACAGCTGTATCAACTGACCCAATATATATTTCATCAGGAACAAGTTTTACACCACCAACTTCGGCTTATTCAGCAGAATCAGCTAATGCAACTGGAACATTAATCTCAACAGCACAGACTGCTAATGCAGCACAGACGAAAGTAAGTGGAGTTATATTATATAAGAATAATGCAGGTACAGCAACACTAGGGACAGATTTAAAAGTTTATTTCACTTGTAATGGTGGAACTAACTGGACAGAGAGTACACCAGCAGCAGCTGGAACATTCAGTACAGGAATCTTAATGGCTAAATGCCCAGAAGTAACTTGCACAAGTGGAACTGATGTTCGTTATAAAGTTGTATGGGCAAATCAAGCGAGTGGTTCTAAAGAAACACAGCTTCACGGTGTAGGAATGAATTATTAAAGGAGTAAAGAATGAGTACAATAAAATCATCCGCAGAAAACCTAACGCTTAATGCTGATGGTGCTAATAACGATATTATCTTTCAGAGTAATGGCTCGAATGTAGCCACGCTAGACCAAGCAGGGTTATTTACTGCAACTACTTTTGCTGGTAGTGGTGCTAGTCTGACAGGAATTTCTGTAGCTGGTAAACAAACTATATGGATTCCAGCTGCTGCAATTACACCTACAGCATCAAATGGTTGTGCAGCTAGAGTTCAAGTAGAAACTACTGCTGGTAGACCAGATATGGATGTCTTGGACTTTGATGCCACTGCTGATGAACACGCACAGTTCTCTGTAGCGTTTCCAAAATCGTGGAATCTGGGAACAGTTACCTTCCAAGCGTTCTGGACTTCAACTGCAACTGATACCGATGGAGTTTCTTGGGGATTACAGGGTGTTTCAATGCCAGACAATTCAACAATAGATGTTGTTTACGGAACAGCAATAGTTGTTGATGATGCTTGTCAAAGTGCAGCAGAAGAGTTATATGTTACCGCAGAAAGTAGTGCTGTTACAATTGCAGGTACACCAGCCGATGATGACTTATGTTATTTTAGAATTTTTAGAGATGTATCAGATGCTAATGATACTGCAACAGAGGATGCAAGACTAATAGGTATTAAAATGTTCTTTACTACTGATGCCAACAATGATGCGTAAGGAGATTGTATGAGTCCATTTGGATATACAGTATTAGGATTTGGTGGAGGGAAGAATTTAATATATACTTCCGTGAGTGAAAGCATCCCTGCTGGTTCTTCAGTTACAACAGCTTATAATTCAGGGGGTCAGGATTATCCTGATTCAGCTTTTGACCCAAGTACACCTAATAAGTTTGTAATTCTTTATTCAGATGATGGGAATGGTTATTACGGTACAGCTGCTGTAGGTACTGTATCTGGTACTTCCATTAGTTTCGGTACTCCAGTTGTATTTAGGAGTGCTAGTACAGGTCGAAGTAAAGTAAAATTTGACCCTAATAATGCTAATAAGTTTGTAATTGCCTATGACGATAATACTAACAATAGCCGCGGTATGGCTATAGTTGGTACTGTATCCGGCACTACTATGTCTTTTGGTACTGCAGTTGCTTTCAGCACAGCTGGCGACAATGGTATTCGCGAAGTTGCATTATCCTTTGACCCTAATACCGCTAATAAATTTGTAGTTGTTTATAAAGATGGAGACACCGCAAACTACGGTACAGCTGTTGTAGGTACTCTTAGTGGTACTACTCCTAGTTTTGGTACTCCAGTTGTATATAATAGTGCTGGTACTATAATGCTGTATGTAGAATATGACCTTAAAACTGCTAATAAATGTATGATGGTTTATAGAGATTATGGTAACTTTCATAGAGGTACAGCTATTATAGGTACTGTATCTGGTACTTCTATTTCTTTTGGTAGTGCAGTTGCATATACTACTGGTGAAGCAAATTATAACTCAATAGCTCCTGACCCTTTTAATGCTGATAAGTTTGTAATTTCTTATTCAGACAATGGTAATAGTAATTATGCAACATCTCTAGTTGCTACTGTGTCGGGCACTACCCCTAGTTTCGGTACTCCAGTTGTATCTGTAGCTCGCAATTCTACTTTGTGGGTTGATAATGCTTTTGACCCCAATACTGAAAATAAATTTGTAGTTGCAAATCAAGGAAATACTGGCGTAAACTTTAATGCTGGTTGTGCTACTGTTGGTACGGTTAGTGGTACTTCCATTAGTTTTGGTAGTGAAAATGTGTGGGGGAGCACTAATTCAAAATATGTATCTGTACATTTTGACTCTGATTCTGCTAATGCTGGTAAATTTGTAATGACTTATATGGATAACGCTAACTCTAATAGAGCTTCAGCCATAGTAGGACAAATAGCAGCAACAACAGTAACTTAACATAGGATAATAATATGCAAACAATTACTTTTAACGGTTCAACTATCTCAGCTTACACTTTTGAAGATGGAGATACCTTAACAGCTACAGCTGAGAACATAACTTGTCCAAATTTTATCATTGGGGATTTGAACTCTAGTAACGCTACTATCCATACAGGTGTTACACCTCCAGAAGATTGGCAAGGCGGTAAGTATCTATTTGATGGTACGAACTGGACAGCTAATGGAGATTGGACTGACCCTAGTTAAAGGCATAATGAAGATAATACTGATACTTACAGCATTGATAATGGCAGGATGTTCAGTCTTTCCTAGCACTACGCAAGTAAGTGCGAACTCGAAATTGAATAACATAGACAACCCTACATTAAAAGTACAACAGAATTTTAGGTGGTATAGACAATGAATGGAATGAAAATATCTTTTGCTGTAGTAGCATTTGTCATAATTCAAGGTGTGGCTGTTATTTGGTATGTAAGTAAACTAGATTCCAAAGTTGAACAAATGTATACTGAATTTCAACAGAATAATAAAACTGAAGTTATTGAGAACCAAGTCAAGATGAGAATAGATATGGCTAATGTTATAACTGATTTAGCTGACT